CGGCTGTAGCAATAGCTGCATCATCTCTAGTGGTGAGATTGATATCTGCCGTCTGGTATTCGCCTTTAGTATATTGACCAACGTCGGTCCCCGTAATACCGGGATATACATCACTCAGTACTGCGTATAAGGCTAGAGCAGCAGTCGTAGGACTAGCGCCCAATGAATCAACACTCAGTTCCTCTATACGTCTAAAGTAAGAGTTTGGATCAGAAGATTTCTTAACCCAATCCCCTTTTGATATGTTGATAAATGAACCAGACACGCCGCTCAAGTAATTGGTACCGCTATCCCAAGCTACTGGCGCAGACACATTATTAAAATTAGCCTCACGACTTAGATTGATCCATGCAACCATATCAGAGCTAGTCAAAGTGACAGTATCAGCACGTACTATCAAGTCTCTTGAGTCAATTAGAGAATAGTAATGAAGATCCTCAGTCCACGTTGCTTCACCAGGGGTAACACCAGAATGTTGCCACTCACCCTTAGACTTAATCGTACTGCCTAAAGCATCTAGGAATGCGTTGTTGATACTTGGACCGCTGCCTGGCGTAGCACTACCTTGATACCAATAAGTTGTTCCACCGAGTTCTTTGATGCGTGTCATCACAACATCCATCCACTCTTTGAGAGTGCGGATGTTCTTGTCACCACCCTGGAATGGATTTGGATTCAAGGCCGTGGTCATCTTACCTGGTGGCTCTAACCGAGCATAGGACGCACTAGGGTCTTTGCGGAAATTGTAGGTAGAGAATGGATCTGGAGATATGCCACCAGTTCCAAGTCTAAAGAAATGATCTCGGCAGTCCTCAATAGACGAAATAACAGTCCCAATAACCACTTTACAGATGGGTATGGTGTTTTCTGGGAATGTCGATGTAGAGACATTGACTTCAATCTTAAGAGCAGTCTGGGTATTTACGTCTTGACTGAATTCACCCCCAGCGCCGCCGTTCTGATCGGGATCCCAAAAGGCTCTACTATCGCGAGCTGTATCAAGAGTACCGAGGGTGAGATATACGAAGTTAGTCGCATTTTGTCTAAGTTCAGGAACAAGTGGTTGGGCATTTATATGGCCTTCTTTAAGACCATAATAGAAGGCGCCCGCTTGAGCTCCAGGGTAGTAGACAACTGATTCAGCAATCCTCAGTGAAATGCTGTTAAAACCAAGTGAATCTTGGGGATTAATGACATCTAAACCATGAAGAATATAGGGTTTATCTGCCCCAATAAAACTTTGGATCAAATACTTGAAGTCAGCAGCCACATAAGAATCAACGGAAAGAAGATCCGCTAAATCAAGGCGCTCACCTGAACCAATTAAGAGACGTCCTAGTACTGCCAAGTGTTATTCTCCATTATCCAAGTTCACCTGAATTATACCGTAACTACTGTTGACCTGTGGGGTACAAAGTATCATTCCCGCTTCGATAGACATCTAAAACACTATATAGTTGCTCAGGGAAGCGAATCAAAAATTCGATAAAGATTCCAACTGACTTCACCTGCCGCAATAAATCCTGTAAGAGCTCCCTTGCCACCCCTGTATCGGTGACATATAAACTGTACTCTTTACCCAAACCACTCATCACTATGGCCCCACGCCGCCTTATGATCGTAATGCTCGAACCTATCTCATGATTTTGCTTGAAAATATAGGTTGGATCAAGTTGTACAGAGTTAGCTGTTGGCTTATACAACACTCTTACGGGTCCTTCTTGAAACTCTGTGCCAAAGTCAAAGATAGCAAAAGACTCTTCGTTACCGATATTGTTAGGTGAATCAATGGGCAATGTGCGAACATTGTTACCGGCCTTGATTTCCATTTGAATCGTGGACGTAAGTGACGACACTACAAAGGCCGCATTAAGATCCCAAGTATATGGACCTAAAATACCGGTATCGAGTTGAGCACTAGTTAGGTGCGCTATGCTGCCCTCATTAGACATGCCAATACGCTCAGTGCGACACACGCCCCCGGTATTAATCCCCGCAACTCCAATCGCTGAATAGGTGAACGATGTTGGTGAAGGAATAGAGGCTACAACAAATGTCCCATTTATAGTTGGATCTGCTACTGAGTTTTGCACCCTAACACCCTCACCTATCAGAAATCCATGCGGCGTTACAGTGGCCACGGTAACTGTAGTACCAGCACGAGTGGCAGTGGATATGTTGGTCTCAAATAAGTCAGCAACTTCTGGCAAATCTGGCGTCACACCATTGAGGATGTTGCCGGTTTTAGAGGTGTAGGTGTACGCCTGATTATGATCAAATCTAGTATTAAAATCCTTGGATAAAACAATGTCTTCAGAGATAGTGAGAACGTGAGTCTTAATCTCCTTCAACTCCTGGACAACAAATCGTCCTCCATTAAGAGGCCAATTGGTCGCATCTGCAACCTCAAGAGATGTCGCACTTAGTCTGTTGATTACTCGTTCTGAAAAACCGTTTATATGTGCGGAGCCAGCAAGACCTCGTCTCACCACTGGTGGTGAGGCTGGCATCTCTACGATTATCTGCCCGGGTGACACTTCCCACACCACAGAGCGTGAGTCATTGCCGTATATTACAAGTTTTAATGGCGATATGAAGTTTAAAGCTGTAATAGAGGTATGAGTGTGAGAGCCAACTATGCCAAACAGGTTTACGAACGTAAAAGATGATGCAGATAGATCAACTGTGTTTATTACGAATGAGCCTGTATTCCCAGGAATATCAATGATAGCGATATCGCCAATTTGCACCTTGTTGAGATTGGGGGTGAGTCCACCGGTGTGTTGAAACGTCACGGTATCACCAATCTTGGTGATAGTCCACGTAGTTCCAATGCTAGCCCCAGCATCCTCATTAAAGCCCTTAAATTGCAATCCTATATTAGCTCTACCACCAACTACCTGTATAGATCCTTTTGCACCAACGGTATTTGAGAACAAACGGATAAACTTCTTCTTCTGAATACGATCGTCATACACCACAGCAAAACTATGACTAGTCTGCCGATTAATAACTCCAACGATTTCTTCTGCTGTAGCGGCAGCAATGTCGGTAAAGTTCTCAGTCTTAAACACAATCCGCTCTTCATGCACCTGATCAACGCGGTAGTTCAACTCCCAACCATCTCGAAGAGTTAATGGGGTAAACTTCATTGATTGAGTAAAGGATGTCGTAGTTTCCTTAAAGAAGAAGATGTCTAGTAAGGTGTCCATAACAAGTTTTACTTGTTTAGGTTGGTAGGCTAGAACAGGTATATAACGACGAAAATCGTCATCCTGCATGCCGATAAACCTAGGCCTAGATATCTTAAAATTCGTACCAAGCCTATCAATATATGGTCTAGATGCAGTTTTGATAAAGAATTGTTGGCGCACTTCTTCCGTGAGATCTGCGAGTTTCTGATCTGATTCGCCAAGGGCTTCTATAAGAGCTTTCCAATTAGGGTTCTGCCGAGTTTTAAAATAACGCGGTAACTCATCATGGATGCGATCTATTTTTGTTTTATTATTAGCCATGTTATGCTACACTAATATCTTGAGGTTCAATAAAGGCTCTCTCTGAGTCAGATACGGGTATTCTCCCCTCGATACTCGCCAACGGAGCGCTAACCGTCATGGCCTCAATCCCTGTTATTCCCATGACACGAACTATAACCTCAGCTAAGATTGCATCACTACCTATGCCTAATGTGTTAACGTAGCCCACTATAACAGACTTGATGTCATTTGTTATGTCGTTGATGTTAACACCCACATTAGTAGTAATTTGTAACACCATGCTCAAGCGCTTGATCAATGGCGGTAGGGTTTCTATGGCGCCGCCGATAGCACGACGACCTGGATAGGTAACCTGATCTGGTTCAAAACCATCCACAATGCGCTGTACTGTGCGCATTAGCCCGGTGTAGTATGTGTACCCGTCGATACCCGTAGTCACATCTACTGAGTACCCCAGTTTACCCATAGGAATTATCTGCGTACCGCTGACCTGAGATACCTTATATGCTCTGGTAGCTGGAGTTAGGAAGACCTGACGACGATTGGCATTAAATGTATCAATAACAGTGTGTTCGATTCTACGCAGACTTCTGTAGGTGTTATTGACACCCTCAATCAAGAAGTAGCCAATTGGACTTACAGAAATCTGGCGTGTAGATTGCGTAACTCCAGTCAAATTCTCTGTCCTAACGAATGGGCGACAGTCGGCAGTGCTGCCCACCTGTGTCAACTTGAAGGATCCAGAGTTTGCTGAACTGAACCAGTTCGCATGGGCGATATTATCAACAAACAGTGTGTCATCCACTCTAGCAGAGTCGCCTTCAAGGATCTGTATATCGCCTACATTTTGAAGATACGCGCCTTTTCCTGCATCAAGTGTTTGATTAAAAGAGACACCAATTGATGTTGAGGTGGTTCCCTTATAATTCCCACCAAGAGTAACGACTGTAGCAGTGTCAAAAGAACCGGTATTCTTCGCAATCACTTGACGATAAAGTGTCTCAGGATCTTCTTGTTTCTTTACCCAGGTGCCAATGCTGAGGTTCTTGAATGCACCTGCAGCCCCAGTCACCTGATCTAGGTTTGCAGCCCAATTAGTGGATAGATTCAAGTTGTTAAATAGAGTTGCCGTGTCTAACTGCTCAGTGGCTCCCTCATTTTGGAAGATAATCGAATCATTGGTCAATCCAAGAATTCGAAATGTTCCAGAGTTGGAGGCACCAAGTGTCTCACCGGAGATCACTATGAGGTCATCGACTGCAGCACCGCAGTCGATAAAGCCCGGTGCGTCACCATCTATCCAGCGAAGCTTATATAGACTATTAAACCCAGTCGACTCCACGGTGTATCGCGTAACTGTTCTTGCAGCATCGATCACATGCCCATCAACGTAGCTACCATTGGACGTCGCAGTGGTAAAAGTAAATGTCAGCACACTGGGCACTGTGAGCACAAGATATGTTGATGGAACCACATTGTTATCAGTGAGAACAAAGGTATCACCCTCTTTTAATCCGTGCTGAATCAGGGTGGTGGCAGTTGCTGTACCCCCCAATACACTGATTTCTACCAATGGTATCTTAGCAGAGTGTTTTAGATTCCATTTGATAATAGGGGTCGGGACGATGCCAATATTCCCTGTTGTGCCTACTGCCTGATTAGTCATGGCGACACCATCTGGATTGACTACGTCAACGTATCGGGCTACAGCATCTTTACCGACAATAGGTAAACCAGAAACATTGGCATCTCCAGTAGCTTTTGCTTTATTGCCGCTACTCCAACTAGACGAGAAGGTTCCATAGGCGCAAAGTAGATCACCAATCTCAACATCATCTAGGTTAGCACCTTGAGTTTGTGCTCCGATAAAATGTGTGCTGAATGCTGCAGTTGCCAACAGTTCAATGGAGAGGGCAGATACAACCTCATCTTCTGTATTGCTGCTCAGAATATCAACACGTATTTGATTCGTAGCTGCTATATAGGTTGCTCCAGTTGGAGCTGTTAAGTTGGCATCCACTGAGAACCACACAGCAAATGTGACGCCGCTTGCACTTTGGAATGTGAAGTAGTCAGCTTGAGTAGGTACGCCACTAACCGTAAGAGAAAAGGTCTGTGGAGTGGTGACAGAACCAAGATGTGGTGCGGGGATTTCAAAGTGAAGATTTGCAGCATCTGCAATACCAGCCGCTATCTCGTCGTCTGGTCCAATAGATGCTGCACCATTCACAGTTGCAGTAACGTTGAAAACTGAGCCGCCATCATTGTGGGTCCAACGCCACACTGTTCCAGCAGGGCGACCATATGACGTAGATTGGTCAGCAATCGTAAATCTAACAAAGGATCCTAATTGTGTGTCTTTGTAATTCCAGCGATACTCAACGTTGCTGCCAACACCCTTAAGCACATCAATAGAGTCACCAATTTTTAGTTTAGATGCTCGCTTGGTGGGTTGTGCATTGACGATTTCCACATAATCGCCACGTGTTAGGGTAACTGGAAATGCTGCCGTCTTAACTGCTAATAGGTTGTCAGGGACACCGGGAGAGATCTGTCCATCGCCGAATATAGATAGTGCAATATTGTTGGCGTTGCCCCCAACCACTTCTACTGCGCCAGCGGATCCCAGTTCTTTAGACCTGACCTGTATTTTCCTTATTGCACTCGATATTGCCACGTCAGAAACAATGGGGAGTTGTGATAGTGCTTTCTGTGTGAAATGGTGATATACGTTGTTTAGCGTAACTGGCACCAGTTTAAAGAATTCACCGAGATCTGTTGTGTCGTGATTTGGCGCACTCTCGATAGCATAGGCAGTTGGAGCACTTCCTTGAAGTATCATTGCTGTCTTTAGGGAGAAGTTTGGTAGAGTATTTTCGAATTGGCGAACCCAATTGATGCCATCATATAGGCTGACATATCCATTAACTGTATTCCCCGGATCTGGATCATGTCCATAAGACAGCGACATGCTGTAATCACTCGGACCCGCAGGGAGATACTCCTCATCGCGGGTCGCTTTAACAATAGGGTTTGTACCACTAACCAATGCTGCATACAACACAGTGCTGTCAGCATTTATTTGGGTTACAATGTCAGATACAGCTGTCCCCGTTAGTGAAAAGATAAGAACAGATGTTGCAATAGCGATGGTTTCAGGACCCGCATTAGTACCAGCAGAAGACTGCGCCGCAGTAAAACCTGAAGTCCCTACAGCAGCAGGTAGTCTTCCACCGTTTGCGGCGTCAGTGACAGTTATCACATTAGCGAGCACGGTGGCAGATGCAAAACCAGAATCACCGTTGATAATCACGGCTGTCTTAGTTGCTATTGTGCCAGCACTGTCGCCAGCGTTTACAGTGCTGATTCTTACTGCCCTACTTGCACCGTGTAGAGGCTGTGGAGTAACACCAGAGACATCATACCAAAAGGCAACACTACCCGCAGCATCTTGAAGTATGAAGTATTTACCGTCCAAGCTTACATCTGCCACACCGGTGAAGGGAGCACCAAAGGCGAAGCCTGTGGTATTCACACCTTCGGCAGCAGGAGCATATGGTCCATTATCCGCGTTTGTTATAGTTACAATGTTGCCAAGCACAGAAGCAGTAAACTCAGGATCAGCACCGACAATGCTCGCAGTCAATCCTGCAACAGTAACGGCAGAATCAAGCGCAACAACTTTAACAACCAGTATGCGGTTTGCGCCATAAGATACGGGTGTACCAACAACACTGTTTGTGTCATATACTACAGCAACAACTCCAGCGGAGTCATTGAGTGTAAAGAAACTGTTATCTACAAGTGGGGGTGTTGCTGTAGTAGTTACCGTATTATAAGATTTACTTCCAATATTATCAGCAATGGTGGTTACTGCTGTAACCTCCGGAGACCCGGCACCAGTTATGGTGGCCTCAGGATTGTGGACATCAACATATTTAAGAATATCGCTGACCGCCTTAATCCTAAATTGCCCTCTATTGGAGGCACTTACACCAGAATCACCAAGCATGCTGACAATGTCGCCAGCGACCACTGTTGCTAGGTTGGTACCAGGATTAGAGAATGTCAGGCGATAATCATCGCCACCCAATGAAGTTACCGCAATAGTATCACCGGTTACAACCCCAGTTGCTTTGATAGAGCCAGAACCAAAAGTGTAGGTATTAAGAGCATAATTAGGAGTTGTACTATGCAATATAGTGCTTAGTTGATCTGGAGAAGTGGGGTACTCAATACGAAATCTATAGTTATCACCATGTGGACCGTATTCACGAGCACGAATTAGTAAGGCTCCACCACCTGATGTAGCACCACCAGATACATACCAGTTTCTAGAACGGAACCAAACAGCATAGTCTTTAAAATCCGTCTTGTTAGCGGTTTTCCCCCAAACTGGTAGACTGGAAAATATCACATTTGGTTCATTGTCAGCATCGTATGCAGAAAATGATTGATCAGATATAGGCAGCGATGTGCTAACCCGTCCCGTTCGCGACATCCGGATATCTATAGTTTTCGCAACTGAATCTTGATCTAAGATGAAGACAATACTATCTTCAGCATTTATAGATATTGGTCTCACCAAATTGAAGCGATCATTAATACTATGATCCATCAAGGTGCGAGGTAGCGCATGCTGTGTTCCCACTCTATCGCCGGCCAGTTTATCTCGGATAGAGCGATATTGTCCCTTGTTATTGCCGTCCAGGTTGCTGATGTAATCGTCGTAATCTACCACAGTTGCATTAAGACTGTCAGTAGATTGAAGCTCTTCACTATATGGATCTGGATCTGGGGCAATAATGGGGTATGGACTATACACCCCTGGTATGGCATTGGACGTCAATACCCCACTTCTATCAGCATATGTAACTCGATCAAGCCAAACTAATTTACCCAATTCTGCGTCAGCATTGGTGCTCGTTGGTTCTGTGATTTTAAAGAAGGACACCAGATCTTTGCTAGACACCCTATTAGCGATATGCGACGGATTGCCCGCATATTCAGGTTGTTGACTACTAAATAGGAAAGCGGCGTTACCTACGGATATTGGAAGCGCGATGCTGCCACCATCTTCTGTAGTAGAGGTGATTTTTACAGCACTAGTTTTAAAGACTGAGGCCTTTACATTCACCAGGTTGCTATTGATCGCATCAACGATACTTTGAATAGTGGCAGCAGGTGGGGTAGCAGTAAAAATCCCTTTCCAAAGTTGCAAAAATTTATCGGCTTTAAAGATCTGCATGTCTTCAGTTGCTGCAACAACATGAACACCGGGAACAATATCTACATTCTTGACTTCAATATATGAATCAGTGTTGGCAACTGTGTGCCCACCTTTCGATACTATCTTGTACAATCCAGTGTTTGCAGGATCAATCCATGAATCCAACCCACTATGACTGGTGATATAAATGAAGTCATGCGGTAATGCTGCTTCAAAAGACAACAATGAGTCTGACATCAACCGCATTACATTAGACGATTGATCTGTGATCGTGATCGTTTGGCCCAGAGCCAAACCTATGCCAGATCGCGAGTTAACCTCTAATGCATCTGCCGTTATTACAAGCTCTGCTGGTCTGTTTTTTGAGTCTGTCGATACATTGTAGGCACCCGTAATTGTCTCAGACGAAATAACACTCCCCTTAGCATCACTTGTTCCTGCGGTAATGGAATCACCAGGGGCAATATCAGTAAGAATCCTAAGATTACCTGTTTGACGATTTAACTGAAAATTAGAATTCTGACCAACTGCTGCAATTTTTTGATTATTAAATAAAGCGTTGAAATACGTACCGCCATCAATAGAGAGTGTTGATGCTGATCCGCTCTTGTTGGACACAATTTGTAACTTGCCGCTAGTTATGTTTGCAGTGGTTGTTACACCGGCGTACTTGGCGTTAAAAGCGGTGACCCAGTCTGTGAGCGTTACAGCAGTAAGCGCAATACCATTAAAATCTGTAGTGTCAAATCCCCTATTCTGCGGGGGTGTGCCATCCACTGATATGATTAGGTTTCCAGGGATTGAGATATTCCACGATGAAAACGTAGTTGTTAACAGAGAGGCAGACTTTTGCTCCTCATTTAGCAGAGTGTTATTTTGATATAGACGAATATAGGAATATGAGTTAGTTGGAAACTTCAATATCACATTCGCCGATTGGAGCGGATCATCTGTTGCCAGAAGAGGCGATACTTGGATAGTTTCTGTAGCATGATCAACAGGAAACAACAGTATGCTTGTCGACGTATCTGTAAACGTCGCCTTAAAGGTTGTAGATTGGTTATTGATGGCGACAATAATCTCACTGATAGTGGCTGCCGAGATATTAAAAAACTGACTACTGTTAAATACCACTGTCTCTTCTATGCTATCAACTAGTACACGCAACTCCATTCCATCTGTTAACTCATAGGGTCCATCTGCCACATTGATTACTTGAGGACGTGGAAGCGGATAATTGGCTAGTTGTAGAAACTCCTCATTACCGGATGCATCACTAAGTAGAGTGTCGACACTTTGTCCCTGGAATGACGGTTGAAAACCACTTCCATCGTCAATATACAGAATCGATGGATCCCCAACAATGGGTGGCTCCGTGACGGAAGCTGAGGCCACTTGTTTTCCATCATCAGAGTCATAGACCCCAATGATGGAAGATAGGATCGCAGATGCAGTACCACGGGCTAGGGTGGTTGAATAAGACTTAATGCGTTCACGAAAGGCATCATCTGTCTCAGCATCTCTTCCATCTGTTGGTGAAGAGGTATTAAAGACAGTGGCACCGGTGAAGGGTAGAGCAGTAAAACTAGTGATAGTGTTTATGCCTGCATTATTCCGGGAACCGGATAAAACGGATGTGATACTGATATTGGTTACCGTATCTTCACCAGCAGGAATTACGGCATCCCTGAGTGTCCTAAATTCAACACTAGGGTTCTGATTATTGGCAGGAATGATAATGGCCGTCCCAGCAGCTATCAATCGATCTACTGTACCCTGGCCATCTACAACCGTATCAGAGATTAGATGGTCTTTCTGCAGGGCAGATCCAAGTGTGACAGTGTAGAACGAACCGTTATAGACGATCTCTGTATAGGGAATTGGGCCTTCAAAGTTTTGAGTACCGCGACCAATAAAGAGATCGCCCCACGCACCAATACCCAGCCCCACACCGTTCCATGCCGATGCATCATTTACATATATTGTCGTAGAGCTAGAAATAGGGGGCGTTTTAACTTGATATAGGCCTGTACTTCGTTTAGAGATATTAGTATCTTGGATAGTCACAAAACCAGTACTTCTTTGTGCTGAAATTCTTGACAAACCAAAGTCAGCTCCACGGGCATCTAGATCATTGTTTCTTGTGGCATCGATATTGAGGAGTTCAAGGACGCTAAGAATTGATGCATTGGTTTCAAAGTCAGTCTGGGCAGCGGCCTCCAATAAAGACAGGAGTACAGACCCGGCATTAAGGTCATTAAGGGGCGTATCGGCAATTATTTTACGCACCATTTCGCCGAGGATCTGATTATAGCTGCGAATATCAATTGTCACCTTTTACCTCAACCTGTATTAATGACGAAGTTAATTGGCAGTAAAGATCCAGAGCCTGCCAATCTAACGACTAGAGAAATTATAGCAGAACCTTGATCAATGGTCACATTCAGAGTCTCTATTCTCGAGAAGCGCTCATCAGCCTCTACCATGGAGTTTATACCTGTAATAAGAGTATCTTTAATATTGTTGGGGTCACTGTTTTTCACCCCTATCACAGAAGACAATCCATACTCTGGATGCCTAATAGATTGCCCTCTTTCTGACACCATTTTGAGCTGCATTGCCTGCATGGCGTTAGTTAGACCAAAATTAAGTTGAAAATCTCCGTTAGCAGCGAATACTAGGTCGTTCTTCGTATCAAGCAGTAGATCTACGCCCGCTCTTTTCTCATCTTCACTCTTGGACGCCAAGAAGAATGGCGTCTCCTTAGTGGACGACTGCGAAACTGCATCTGGTTGTGGAAGCATGATTAGAAAATTACTATTAATCGTGTTTGGTTTAAATATCCGTATGTGCGCATTATCAATAGTTTGATATAGACCTAAGTTGGCTTCGCCATTTAACTCAATCACTATCTCGCCAGAGATGGGGATTTCTCTAATATTTATAATCGCGCGTTGATCGGGAAACTTAATTGCAGTAGACTGTAGAAACACAACTTGATTTATATATAGTTTTTCAATATTGGGCGCACCAGAACCGTCGAGTTTAGCAATATTTAACTGACTATCGCTACCATTAGAAATCATTGATATTGTTTGACCAATTTCATCAACATAGGGTGGCTTCAATCCATTTGCAACCGCAATCTCGATCCAGCGCTCGGGATCATCTAAATAGCGGGCTGCAATAGCCTGTAGACTGTCACCAAAGAACATGCGAACCAGTTGACCCGACAAACCTGTTTGAATATCAATGTCGGGATTATTGGCGTTAGCTCTCGCAAGAGCAAACGGATCTACATTGGTCGTCGACAATGACGCCGTATTTGCTAGTATGTAGTCAATTGCAAATATCGATTGCTGAAATGTCTGCATATCGGCGATATCACTTATCCTGACCGCGCGGAGTTGTGGCGTAGAGCTTCTACCAAAGGTGGTGTTGTAGTCGGTATCCGATAGACCCACGGTATCGGCGATTTCATTTCTACCGTCTACCAGACTCTGCCGTATGTTTAAGAAGTCTGTTTTTATAAACCGGCGTATACGAGAGAGTTTGTTGTTGGCTAGGGCAGACTCTTCTTTCGTTAAGGGAATACTGGTGAATTCAATGTTTTCCCATACAGCATAATATGTATTCAAGATATCAGATCTAGCGAATGGATTTACGCGCTTGTTCGCATCGTTACGCTGTATGCGAATAAGTTCACTCAAGCTGTTGATTTGATCACTTAATATATCGGGGTACACATAAGTGTTTAGTTTCGCTGTTAGGGAGTCTAAGATAAACTCCCAGTTTTCACGGAAATAAACCCAACGAAGAGGAATGACCTCTTGCACATCGGCAAGGGTTAGATCAACACCAGACTGATCGTTGAACCAAATTTTTAATTCACATAGATTCTTGAATGCTGTGTCTATTAGTGACATTAGAGCGCCCCTCTGACACCACTAAGTAGAGTACTGGCTTTCCCAACAACATTAGTAAGTTTAGAAAAAAGAGACCCATTGAGACTACCTAAACCCAATTCTTTTAGTAAGTTATCTGCAGGAACCCCTTTTGCATTAACATTTTGTAAATTAAAGGCCCTTAATCTAATGCTGTATTCGTACAGCATTGGGTGTTCTGCTGAACGGTTTAGAGTAAATGAAATTGGCACGCAGTCGTATTTAATATTATCTTTATAGTTTAAAAACTGAAGCGGGTGGGTTTTACGTGACGTAGTCTTCGCAATTGGAGAGAAACCACCCCTTTTAAAATCAAGTGTACCGTTTACCTGTCCCAACTTCTGCAGCGTTGCTGCAGCACCTAGTGCTCCAACCCTAGATGCATCGGCTTTATATTGAAGCAGGAACTTATAGAAGTTATGAAATGCATAGTATCCGCTTTGCTCAGGCTTGATCCCCGTTTCGTTAACAACTTCTCCACCTGTCTTAATACTTTTAACTAGATTTGCTGCCGCAGCAAAGGTGTTCGCTACCTCTGGTAGGAAACCACCTAGCGCTGCCTTATTAGCAGAACCAAAGGATGATCTTCCAATAGAGGGACTACCAGGATTATTGGGGTTTGGTAGGGCAATACCTGGTTTTGGTATTGCTGTCCCATCAACACTGCCTGGGACGGTCTTAAAACCAACAGTATACTTTGGAGCAATTCCAGTATTACCGGATATAACTATATCGTAGTATCTAACCTCAGAGTGTTCCTCAACAATGCCGTACAGGGTGGTAATAATATTGGTGGCATAATGCGTAGTAACATTAATATTATTGGGTGCAATTGGTAACCAGAATGTTTCTGAGGCTTGACCACCCCTCTTGACATCAAAACTTGAGAATGCAAAACCATACGGATAAGACTTGTACCATCTGGTAGGATCTACCACATATGTTGTATCTTTGTTATTATTGCTAAAATTTAGGATACCCATTAAATCACCTCTTTGCTATTATATAGCGTAAGTCATAAGCTACTTATTGCTTTCAATAACGGCATCCGCGTCACCGGAGAGTTCAAAAGACTTGGCATCTTTTAGAGATCCTTTAACCAATGACATCTTGATCTTAAGCGGCAGTATCTGTGCTGCCCACGTGGGGGCGGCACTAAGCGGAGTGCACGTACCAACTGGACTAATAACTGTAAGAGTACCTAGTGCATCAATTAGCTTCATAAGTCCATCGATTAGTTCAAACTGCTCATTGCCAATAGCTATTTGAGTCCCTTTGATACTAACCTGTAGAGACTGTAACGCTAATCCGGTGGTGGCCTTAATAGAAGCCGTGGTGCTAAAATCCATTACAGCTTTTCCAGACTTTACGCCAAAAGAACCTAAAGCAGGATTACCGCCTAATTCAATCTGGGATGAGCCAGACTTGAGAATAATGGATCCCTTAGCAATATTCTTATATATCTTTAAAAACTGACCACCATCTGAAACTACAAAACTCCCGTTTTTACTAAAACCGTAATATGAGCCGCCAGTTAGGGGATTATATACTGGTGGCGGTACATTAGCTCCTGTGGGTGGAATCTTAAGTGTAGCATCATTTGTGGGAGCATACCCCTTGAACGTTATCTTGTAGCTACCATTTGGTGTTATGCTGGTCTCTAACCCGTTAAACTCAGACAGATACGCTATAGTACCCTTCTTTAAAATTGGTTTTCTAGAGTTGTGGTTTAAGCCACCTATAATGACACCTTCCCTAGATTTACCATTCAGGTACGCTACCAACACAACATCACCAGATCGGGCCTTGTATTCAGCCCCAGCTGCGGGAGATAAGGTCCCCGCAGCAGTAGTCAACCACGGCCTGTACCCTACTTCCTCAAAATTATGTGCACCACCATATTTCACTAATGGGACGCAACCCACAAGTATGGTTTTGCTATCCATGGAGACTTCTACTATGTATATCGTGCCGGTCTTAGTTTGTTTTTGTTCACGAACAATACCAATACGAACAGCTGTATCACTAGCATGCGTGGCAGCATATGTGTGTATGTTTCGCAATACAGAACTATCTTTAACTATGTAATCGCCCATTACACTGAGCCTTTATCAATATGGGTCGCAGGCAATCTCTGGGGTTTACCTAATTTAAGCTCTTTAGATGCAGGCAACTTTACGGTGGCAGTAGTAATAACATTGCCACTGCGTTCATTCTCGTTGGTGAGAGAGTCTGCTGATCTATCGATCGCACCATCAGGTCGCTGGATGAAGGTGCCAAACTCGTTCACACCAACAATGATACCATCCGAGGTTGACAAAATGCCGCGAACGAATTGGATTGTTGTAGTAAATGTTCTAGCGCCAGTCTCTGCATTGATGGCAAAACTATGCATTACACTTTCCACATGCGCAAGAAAAAATACATTCTCTTTCTTCTGTGTAGCGTTAAACGGCACATTGCCCAACACTTGGCTATCAATAATGATGTTATCACCAACTTGGATATAGTTGTTTTGACCAATGCAGGTGACTGAGCCATTCAGCATCATATGCGTATTAAAATACCACTCTCTAAGTAGGAATTTCCAGTGACTAAGTTGCTCAATCGCTAGTGTCTTCTTATCATCAGAGGGGTACAGTGGAATAAAAGCAGAGGTAGCAAAATATGGCTTAAAGCCATCTCTCTCATAAGCCCGTCGATCAACTGTCTGTCCATTAAGCTTGGCCGATATTCCCTGTGTCTCTGGCATTAATTGTGAATTCGCACGAACCTCAATAAAGTTTATCTTATCTCGCCAATTGGTTCCAAAATTTATATCCACCACGTCTTCCAGTGGGATACTAATCCTCCTAACATTGCTAAACAAAGACACCAGTGGATCAACAGTTGTTTTGGCACGAACAGCATCCTTTTCCCCAGCCTTGGCATAGGAGTCCAAAAAAGCTTTCCGATTCACAAACGGCCTAATTCTATGATACAGTGTAAATTTGGGCACATCGCCATCCCACCGAATATCTGATATCAATTCGTAGAGCGTGTGATTTGATACGTCGTTTAGCAATTGCCACAGCGAATGCTGCCCGATTAATTGATCTGGACTTGGAAAACCGTATGAGTCTTCTATCTTTTTATAATTAAAACCGGTTTTATCTGGATCATCGTAACCTGGCAAAACACCATGCTGTCTCTGTATGAGCTTGTTCCACCCAGGAACGCCCCTTGTAGGTTGTTGAGGAGAAGTCAGCTGTTGCTGCATAAATTCTGCTACTGCCGTAGGCATTTGATACTGTGTTCTTGTGGATAGGAGAATCTTGCTACCCCACCCCGCGCTCGCTTGTTCGAGCAGTTTTTCGCCATTCACGATTGCTGCCCCAGCACCATATCCCCACAATCCAATCATGTCATCTACGAGTTTAGATGGATTCGGAATACCCTTTTTCTCCGCAAAGCTATTAAACATATTAAAATTTAGAATAGTATGAGCTTGCGCGAGCGCATCTCCCTTTAACGTATTCTCTGCAATACCTGCGTCTATGTACAGCACAGTGTTGAATACACTACCCCAATCTTGGCCAGTCACAACAAAAGCGGTTTGTCGTGCACCAGTTTGTTGGTCTACGCTTATAACACCTCTCACGGAATCTATACGTCCCAACATCTTGAAACTATTTTTATTAGCACTATTAAGTAGGTTGGGTATCTCATTTTGAGACATTAGAATAGCGCACCAACTACCGGGTGTAATTTTAGTGACCCAATTAAAATCTGGCGCGAGCCTAACTTCAAAACCCCCTGCTGGAGCAGACTTGGTTTTTGATGTGGACATAGAAATCACCGATGTCATGCCAACAATCATTGGTTCGGTGTCGTGTACATCTGCAACAGCGCCATCAGCATTGATGCGGTCGACATAGTTCCATATCAGGAACGCTCCGTGCGGTGTAACTAATGTCGACTTCACTTGTTCCTACCTGTCATTATCATAATCACGTTTATACAGCCTAGCAGTGTCGTTTTAACCAAAATTACCTTTGCTCAATGGAGTAGTGTATTGCTCCTTATTACTATCAAGGGATTTTTGGGCCGGATCAGGCTTGAGCCAATCAAATATGCTGCCCGTACTACCAGCTTTCGGTGTAGGCCGTTCATATGGTGTAGGCGCGCGCGTGTTGTCCACTTGTTTACCAAGATTCAATGTCAACTTATCAACAACTTTTGCAAGCTCTTTCACCGACTCATCTAGATGGCCCGCAGAAGCTTTCACCATACTCTCAAAATTCCTCGGATCTACCTGTAGTGCGGCCTTCTCTATCACGTCAATGGAATTACGCTCTGTGTTTAACCGATTGCCTTCCTCAGTTTCTTTTTGTTTGGCTTTGGCGCCGGCCCTTTTAGCTCGAAAACCATCGGACATATCCGAGTCGTTATCACCTCTATTTTCTAGTGGCCCCTTATGATACCTCTGCATGTAGTTTGCTAAGCCTGGATTTATGCCCTCACTTGCCGATGCTGGCTCTACCCCAGTTTTAAGCCATTTTCTGGTATCACCCGGACCTACAAAGTGCAGGGCTGCCTTCAGCTCAGAATCTTGATACTTTGCTGCCTGTGGATATTCTTTTCTAATTTGCTTAAGCTGCACAGCATTCTGAGCCTGGAGTTTATCAAATAGCTTGTCTTGAAGAGCTGCACCCTCTTTTGAACCACCTAAAGCAACCATATTATCATAAGTCCCTGCTCCACCAAGACCATCGGCCGTCTCACGTATAAACTGATATTTACCAAAAGCACTGCCTTGTACCTTACCTGTTTTATCTTTAGGGCGAATTGTGGGGTTGCCACCAGATTCATTTGCTATGATTAGGGCCCGATATTCCTCATCAGTATATCCTTGACCTGGTTGTGTGGCCTTTCTTTTTACTGGAGCGCTCGTAGATCTTTTCGCTATTGTGCTTGCACCATCGCCAGCGATTGACCCTGCCACGCTTTGTAGCATATCTACATTGCCAACTATTGCTTGGCGGTTCTGCTGCCAGAGAGCTTCTGCCTGACGCTGATCAGCAGGCGTCATCTTCGCCTTCTTTTCTGGATCTATGTAGTCATCGAGAAGTGCAGACATATTGTCTGGTCTTGCATAGCTTTGTGATAGACGCATCGCTGCTGATTGAAGATTCACAACACCTAATTTATTTACTTTAGTGATAGCATCTTGCTGGTTTCCGCCTGTAATCCAACCATATAAACCAGCATTTTCTATAGCTTTTTGTCTAGTTTCATTTGTTCCAGCCTTATCACTTAGCGCAGTCTTTAATGTCTGGATTTGGCTAGGATCCATCTTCGCGGCGGCTTCACCAAGCATTGTGCCTGCATTGAGCCCAAGGTTATGTAATCTAGCAGATTGCACCATACTTGATATGCTGATATCGCGCTGCTTACTCGTCGCGTTGAGCGTACTCCCCATTTGTCCAGCGGCTCCAATAGCCATTGGATCGCTAAGACCGGCAGCCTTTAAGGCAGCAATTGAACCAGCCACACTTGTTGCGGCACCACCAAACGTGGAAACACCGCCAGCAGATGAAGCTGCCGCCATGTGCGACATAGTGTTGGTCATGTCGGCAATATTCTTCGATGAATCCATGCCAGAAGCTACGGCCCTTGCTAAGACAGTGGCGAGATCAGTCTGGGTTCCACCGCTAGATGCAATCTGTGCACGCAAATCCATATACTGCTCACCAGAACCATGACCTGCCATCTCATAAGCACCGGCCGCACTGAGATCACTCTTCTTAAATTGTTTACCTAAGCCACCCAACCCTCTTCGCGTGAGACTTAGAATCTCATCTTGACCCATGGCGTATTTATCAACTAATTCACCCTGAAATCCTGTATCGTGTATGTCTTTCTCGATTTTTTGCCGATTACTACCTGCACCAGAAGTTGACAACCATGTCCCTTTTGAGTAGTCCATCGCTGTCTGCATGACGGCCGAATTCATGGCTTGTTGCGCTACAGATAACCCCATGCTTGCACCCTGAGCAGCCAAAAATGCTCCTGCCCCGGTGGCGCCACTCTCTCGCTGAGCCGCTATGGCACTAGTTTGTTCCACAGCCGACATACCACCACCCAAACCCCCGACAACGGCCCCTCCTAACGCTACATACGGATTTCCTGTTGCGCTGCCAGCCGCCGCTCCTGCAGTAGCACCTTTAGTTGTTTCTACTAAAGCTTTTAAAACTCCACCACCAATCTCAGCAGCAGCAGCACCAACTGCCTTACCACTTAGTTCACGACCAATACCAATTGATTTTTCCCACGATTTCTCTTGAAGTCTAAGCACCGCAGCCATATCGCCGCCCGCTGCTGCACGGGAATCTTGGAAGCGACTATTAGCGACACCCATCATTCCAGCTTGCAGTTGCATGGTGTCCATCTCACGCCCAATGGCCCACTGCTTATATATACCTGCGCCACCTTGCAAAGCATTGCCGACAACGTTCACAGCATTAGCAGCATTTCCCCATCTATTGTCACCAGCCTTATCGATAGCGGCTTTCTTTATGCTTGCTTGGTCGAATTGGTCTGATGCTGCCTTATGCGCCTTCTCAGCTGCATTTTTTTGATCAAGCGTAGCTGTTGAATCATGTAAAACTGCAGTCAAGTGCCCAAAACTCTCACCGAGTGCATCTAGTTTTTTCTTAAAATCATCCGTTATTGCCGCACTTGATCCGTGCTGCCCACGCATAGTTTCCTTAGTGAGCGTATCTTTTCTATCGCGACTAAGAATACCAGCAGTATGTTCATACATACTGCTAAGATCGACACCTTGTCGTCTTTGTATGGCCATGCCAGCCTTAACCGTACCCTCTTGTTGTGCGAAGGCTTCTAGTGATTGCCATTTTGTTGATAGCGCGGTACCAGCAGCAGTTCTTTCTTTTTCAGTTGCATTTACATTAGTCATCATACGCGCATCACCGAGAATACCCTGGTGCAAGGTACGTCTCTGCTGTTGCACATCCGACAATTGTCCCTGCAGTTCACTCGAGGAATATCTGTGAGCTACCCCAGATGCCGCGCCGTAATTTTCAGGGGAATGCGTATGCCGTGCTATATCGTCTCTAGTAGAGTTGATATTAATTGAAGTACGAACACCGCGACGAAATTGTTTATCTATAATAGCGAGTCTAGGAGCCGCCAATACTGATAAATCCGCTAGCGCGGATTCTCTAACAGCTGTATAGAGACTGATATCATGCTTGTTGCCTGCTATCTCCGCCTCTCGCAGATTGCGACCTATTTCTGCCAACTCACGATGATGAATCGCTTCCGGCTTGGAGGGTTCCATGCGACTTGCTTCACGCTCTCTCTGGCCTTCTTCACCCCGTGAGATAAATGTATTTTTCTTATCTACCATTATTGCTCGCTATCTCCAGATGGGTCAAAATTCAAACTCAAATCTTCACCAAAATCTTCACCAAAGGTTTCTTTATCTTTCAGTAGTTGCTCTTCCATCCACTTCACATTAGCCGGATCTTTAGCCGGATTCTCGGCTGCTTCCTCAGCCTCCATCTGATCTGCCCAATCCATGGTGGCTTGCTCCTTCGTTTCTTCTATCTTATCATCTTCTTGTTTAACTCTCTCCACAATAGCTTTCTCATGCTCATGTACACTATGGAACTCATATACGAGTTCCTCAAATGTATAGGTTAACAGCAGTGGGTCCTTCATTGGACGGTTCCACTGCTTGCACCACCAGCGCATTAAGAATAGGCAATACTCTCTATCACCCGTGAAATTCCTGGCATCATGGGCAGCTAAAGAGTATATGTCGTCAATTACGGAGATCGACTGAGGTCGCTCTCCGTTTATTCGTTTCCCTTTGGGGATTCCTTACCATCTACAGCCTTAGTCTCATCAACCTTCTTGCGAACTTCAGAACGCCATTCACGCTCTAGTGCTTGAACTTCATCGTAGATTTGGACAACAACATTCTCATCAAGGATTTTGCTGCCATAGTCTAGATTGGCCCACCAATCTGGCCACTTGGTGAGTTTTGTCCTCACTGTAGAGAGAATCTCAGCGATACCAGAAAGAGTGCCGGATGGATTGGCGTAATCAGCCATAAGGCGTGTTTTTTCAAGTTCTTTACTATGTCTCTCAGACATGTTGAGAACACATCGAGCGGTAAATTGACCTTCGAAGGTTTCACCGCTAGTATCACCCTCAACTTTGATTGAGAAAGTGCGTTCATTCTTGGGAAGTGCCAAATACATAGATGCTCCTACTGGTTCAATATAGGAATATTATACCTAATTTACTAGAGAGAAGTTACTAGAAACCGCCTAGCGAAGATCCTTCCTTTGACGCCCCTGGAGCACCAGGGACACTGCTTGATTTGCCGTTGGCACCTTTTGGTTCAGTGGGGATCAATTCATCAGACCAACCTAGAGCTTTCCAGGTAAGTTGGATAGTAGAAATCTCACCAGCCTGTAGAGTTTGAGCGCGATTTGTTATCACGGCTTTGTTAGTCTTAAAAATAGTTTGTCCCGTAGTCTGATCACTAATGTCGATGGTGATATATTTATGCATCAGATATGATAGGGCATTAGCCTGTACTAGCTCTTGGGTTGGTCCACGACTGGGAATATGAAACATAGATAGGGTGCCATTAACGGTGATACGCGACGGCATGAGTTCAGGTGCTATATAACTGTCAATTGTGCGATTCTCGTCATGTTCTGTAGTTATATTAAAACTCACAGCAAATGCAAAACCAAAAATTTTATCATTTACTTTTATAATCGCACGAGACCCGGTCATATATCGACCGAAGTTATTCAGAGGCGATAGACCACCAACAGCGCTCTTTAACACGCTGTCAGCTAAGCCTTTTACTTTACCAGACACAGTGCTATTATCAGTTATAGCATTTTTAATGTTAGCCATTAGCTAAACTCCTGACCTGCACCAGATTTGCGTGCAATAAATGTGTCGTCATCTACATAGCGGGCTCTAAACGTAAGATCTATCGTAGCCACACCTCGCTTATTCAACTTAAAATTCAGATCCTCAAACCGGCAATCCCGCAATACAACCACCGGTACTTCATTGCGTTTTTGACCACCATTTAAGACAGAATCTAGTTTTAGCGCAGCTCTTTGAGCTACCTGACGCTCACCGGTGAGCTGTTCCTTATCTCCAGATGGTCCACGCACGGTGCCAACCAACTTGCTGGTGGTGGCACCAGTTAATCCAACTTGGCGAATCTCTATATTGAACATCATTGATTGAAAGAATCTAGAAGGGTTGAAAGCCTCGTCCGCTTTCCCATCCCACTGACCGTCGACAGTTGGAAGACCAAGTGCAGAACCTATAGCTCCACCAGCACTAGCGGCACCATAGCTACCAATACTATTACCCCTATTATCGGTACCGTGCGGCGCACCATCTCCAACAAACCCCTGTAGTCCTCGCCCATACCGAATTATAGACAATGTACCCATAACATCGTAAGTTAGTGGTTGAATAACCTCAACCTCAAATCTGCCTAAAACTCTAGGAGTAGCATGTTTCACACTAATTCTATAAGTTACGTCAGTAGCATAGGCTACAGTCTTATGGTTGAGCAAAATACGAGCGTTGCCGCCAGTGAGGAAGAATGGTTTCAGACCAGCCATGTGTCTATCCTTTTAGCCTCGATTTAACAAAAGGCATTACACTTAGATGATATCAGAAAAAACGCCATGCTACAGATGTGGAAAATCCCACCTATAGCGCTATAGGTGGGATTTTAAATTGCTAAATATATTAGGCTAAATCTGTCTGACCAGAATGAGATACAACTGTAGTCACATCTGTATCACCAGCCAATACACCGACATATGCATATGAGTCAACCATAACACCACGCTTATTCAGCGAGGAGCCTCGGCGCGTCACACGACAATCCTGAATCTTAAAGATACCGTTTGCGAGAGTCGAAGCCTCTGCATTAGCAGCAACTTGATGAATCTCAATATCGAAAGTAGAAGATGTCAAGATCAAACCTGGGTCCAAGTGCTTTCCAATGGAGTTGGTGCCACCAATATTATTGGGAGCATCACCGGTTGCTGCAGTCCCCTCGTGAGGATTTGTGTAGTCTGCTTTTGTATAGCGAATAACTGCAAAAGATCCATTCACTGAATACGCGACTGGTTCATACGATTTAACTTCGTAGGTGCCAATAACCTCAATAGGGATTACAGCCACGTCGACTGTGTAATTGAGATCAGTACAATAAGCGAGTGTCTTACCATCTAGCTTAATACGCGCGTTCGCGCCTGTGATAAAACCCGGTTTAACTCCTGCCATACTTTTCTCCTAATGGTGTTTCAGTTCACCGTATCGTGACATTTTTTTAAGCCAACTACTGGCTCAAGGAGATTATAGCAGGGTAGTAGTTAATTATTTTTGGCATTTTTAATATTAATTTGCCAAAAGCCAGTCGTAGACCTCATCCCAGGTACCTGAGAATGTAAATAGACCCTTATTATTTAAGGCTTCATACCTAGCGATACGCCTGTCTATTGTGGCAGTTATCTTGCCACCGCGGGAGCTTATCCTAGATAGGATGGTGTCCTTATTCTCGCGAAGATATATTAGTGTTGCTTGGATTCCGTGGGTTTCTAGTGTTTTTTTCATACGCTTGGCTTGTATTGGAGTGACTACCAAGTTTGCCTTGTCGCCTGGTGTCGCCGCCAACTCTAAGCACTTCTCAAACGTGTGACTATCATAGTCCACTATGTTGAACCTGTCTGTTAGTTTATTAGCTAATGTGGTTTTACCACAACCACTGGGTCCGGCTAGGATGTACACTGCATGGCTCGGCATCTTGTTTGATTTCTTTAAGTTGTTATTAGCCCATAAAGGCTGTAGGTTGCTGTGGTGACAAGCTTTTTTAAGCTCTTCAGCATCTTCGAGATTGAAGCTGGATATTGGTATCACGTGGTCAATGTGCCAACCTTTACGAGACCAGTTGTCCCAAGACATACCCGGCTGCCATTTAGATTCTAGATGTAGCTTAAGTTCTTCTATTGAGCAACCGAGATCTCTGACCGCAGAACCTGCTTTCTGACCGTTCTTTATGGCTGCATTAAGACGTGCCCTTAGTGCAATAGATAGTTTAAAGTTAACGTCGCCAATATATCTTTGACGTCTTTCTTCTCGCCTATCTCTGCGGTCAATCTTTTTAACTATTATTCCCGCTATTATTTTTTCTTTATAGCGAATATGTCCAGCGTCTGTGTTGCATCTTTCAGAACAGTACTTCTTATTTTTGGAACGCGAGATATCCAGGAATCCTGTCTTACAGGCCTCGCACTGTCTACCTATTGGTGATAGTGTTATCTTGTAACAAGATTGGCAAATCTTGGCAATAGACTTGGTAGATTTTAACTGATTATTACATTTTATGCAGAGTTTAATAAAAATGCCCCCTCAAGAATTATACCTTGAGGGGGCATTAGTAGTGGGTATTCTCTTACTTAATTAGGCAGTTGCGCGCTGTATCGTGATTTCGCTCAAGATGAAGTCGATTCCTTCAACGATCTTGATCGTAACCTCTACAAAGATGGTATTACCCTCTAAGCGAACAACCAGGTTTTTAAATCCTTGCGGTGCATCTGGGGTGCTTACCGTAATACCTTGAGTTAAGAAGCCATTCAAGATTGTGCTTGCAACACCTGCAATATCGGCCACCGAAACTGTGTTCTTCTTACCGACGTATACAGCTTCTAGCGAGTTGCGGAAGTTGAATGCAACGATGTCCGCTGCATAGATAACGTTGCCGCGGTTAAACACAAAGTTTCCGTCACGACCATAGGTTGTGTTATCAACAACCGTGCGGAATCCACCAGTCTGGGGATTCTCAAGGAAGGTGAGACCTGCCTGGATCGCTTCGTCAGTCTGCAGATCTGGATCGAAGTCTGTCACGATATCTGCATCAGGCGTAGACATAGGTTGTGCTGTCTGGCGAATACCCGAGCAATTAAGATACTTGAAGGTCATAGGTTCGCCGATTGGAGCGCCACCGCGTGCACCAGCAAGCAGACATGCGAGAGCCCATGGTTGGAACCACTTAATATTACCCTGTGCATCGGATTGACGAACGTCTTGGATCACCAACTGTTGGCGAGCGTCAGATAGATCACCAGCCTTATCTTTGCAATTAGCAAAACTTGCTTTTAGAGCAAGATATCCTTGACGCTCAGAGCGACGCTTGGTGGTCTTCATAAGAGAGATGTGTGTCTTGACAGCCTGGTGAATACCATCGATAGTATATGTGGAGGTTGCATCAGTCAGACTGTCTGCCATATCACTGGTTGCATCCCAAGCAAACAAGGGAACAACTGCATTCACATGAAACTTCTCGAATTTCTCAAGGGCTGCCACGATACTAGCAGGCGAAGTACCGCCCTTAGCACCATTGGCCAATAGCGTCTCAGCGAGTGCATCAGGTAGACCCTTTACAGCTGGAGTTTCAAGAGAAGCCATCGAGCTTTGAGCGAATAGAGCAGCAACTTCAGAAGCATCTTTCTTAAGGCGGGCAGGTTGTGCAGTTGTAGCAGAAAGAGCACCAACAGTAGTAATGTTATCCAGCGTATCAAGAGATAGTTGGTTATACAGCGTGCTAGTAAGTGAAGCGCTCCAGCCGCCGTAGGTAGCCGTATTGATCTCAGCAACAACATCCTTAAGAATCGCAAACCCTGATTTAGGAAGGACTACAGCGCCGAGGTTAGTAGTGAGAGTAATGTTT